CGAAGAAAATTTCCCACCCGTTAATCCACATCCGAAGCAGAGCATCGGCGAAGTCATGTACTTAGCCGGTCAACGCTCGGTGGTCGAGTGGTATAACAAAAGAGTAGCTAAGGATGAGAATTGAAGAGATACATCCTTGGCAACTGCCAAGAGTTTGGCACATACTAAGACCAATAATAGATAAAGCATTAGACCACAGTCTCGGCGAACGAATGGCATCAGATATGTTGCAAGATTTCATGAATGATAATCTTTACCTACTGACTGCCATCGACGATGAAGGAGATTTGGCTGGAGTACTGGTAGCTGAAGAGATTGTATACCCTCAAAAGAAAGAGTTGTATGTACATGTCTGGGCTACAGTAACTGGCTATGGTTATGATGAATGGGCTGACTTATGTGAACAGTCCTTAATTGGTATCGCACTTGATACCGGCTGTCACTACATCGCTACTAAATGCCGTAAAGGATTAGCTAGAAAGATGGTGACAAAACATGGATGGAATGAAAGCTATTCTATCGTAAGTAAACAAGTACCTATGGAGTAAACAAATGGGTGGAGGCGGCGGCGGAGGCGGCGGCGGCGGCGGTGGAGGCGGCCGTGGCAGAAAGTCTCGAAGCAAACAAAACCAAGCTGGCAAAAGCAAAAGCACAAGCAGCACAGGAGCTGGAACTTCCGGCAGCGGAACCGGCGGTGCTGGTGGCGGAAGCGGAACCGGTGGCGGTGGTGGCGGAAGCGGAAGCGGAAGTGGAACCGGAACCGGTGGCGGTAATAATAATAACAGTAGCAAAACAAAACAGGGCAAAACAAAAACTAAAGCCCAACAGATGGCTAGCAAAAATATATCTACGTATGGTGGTACAGCATCAGCAGCAGCAGCTAACAAAGCAAGCATGAAAGCTAAGGCTAAGAGCTATACTAAATCATATGGTGCAGCCTCGACAGCAGCAGCTAACAGAGCTTCTAACATTGCGAAGCAAGGTGCAAAATATCAAGCATCTCAAACTGCTAAAGCAGCAGCTAAAGGAGATACTTCTGCAATGGTTGCTCAAGATAATAAGATGTATGGTAACACCTTCCCGTCTGGTGCTATTAGTATCAGTGAACAAGGTAAAGCATTAGCAGCACAGCAACGAGCAGAAGCACAAGCTAAAGCAGCAGCAGCAGCTAAAGCAGCAGCAGAAGCTAAAAGGCAGAGCCAGTTTAGTACAGATAGATTAAGATACCAAAATAAAGATTACTTAACACCTACACCTTACGTCAATGCTTTTAAACGCACGTTTATGGGTGAAGGGTTAGAAGGTAATAGATTTAATCCAGCAGACAGAGCAGCTGCATTAGGTGCAGGGTATACAGACTCAGTTATAGGAGCAATAAACTTTGGTAAGAACAGGTTAGTACCGTTTGGAAATAAGCTTCCTAACGTACCTACGTTACCTAAGTTTAAAGATGCAAACTTACAAGGACTTAGAAACTTTGGATCAGTAGCTATACCCGGACTACAAACATTCGGTGCAGCTGAGAGATTATCTAAGGTAGGTCTGGGTCAGGAAATATCTCAGATGAAGTTACCTAATAAAGGAAAGTATGCTTATTCTGATGCCCCGGGTGCGTTTAGACCTAGACTTACAAAGACTGGTATAGAAGGTGTAAGTCCGGTGACTATTGCTACAGCATTTTCACCTAAAATGATTGCAACAGGTCCAACAGCTGGAGCATCAACAGCTTTACTTGGTGCAACTACTGGGTTAGCTGCTGGTGGTTTAAACATTGGTTCAGCTAAATCTAGTCAAGGTGAAACTCAGGCTACAACAGATAGAACTGGAAGAGCCCTCAACACTGTTGGAAATGTCGCTAAGAATATTGCCAGATTCAATCCACTGTCTACTATTGATGCTCTCACTAATGATAGAACAGATCTCGATAGGCAAGGACCACTTACGATAGCTGGACGAGAAGTTAAACCATATAATATAGCATCAGATGCTGCTATGATTGGTGGTAAAGTATTGAGAGGAGACCTAAGTATTGGTGATGTTGCAGAAGGTGTTAGTGATGCTAGAGCAGTAGCTACAGCGAGTCCAGATAAAAGAGTTGGTACATTCTTTAAAAGATATGATGCTGATGATTTCATGAAGTCACTCGACGTAGCAAAAGAAAGTAAGATAGTACAGAATCAATTAGAGAAAGAAGGATTCCCTTCAGACTTTAAAAAGCAGATAGCTAATACCTTTGAAGGTCTTAAGCAAGAGACAAGTAAGATGGAGCAAGGTAAGGTTCATGATAGAATGTTGATGCGAACCAGAGTTGATGAGATTAATAACTTGTTAGCAAACATCAACCAGAATCCAAACCTTTCCACTTTATCTAAAATAGCTGGACAATTTGATCCTAAGACAAATCCTAATGCGGATAAGATGTCTACCATGGATAAGATTAAAGCAGGCTTTGATCCTAGTTCTCCGAACGCTTTAGCTTTGAGTGCTACAGACAGAGGTATTGAAGGTAGTGCTGGTAATTTACTGATAGGAGGTAAGTTGTCAGACATTTATAAAGAAGGTGCTACAAATATACCTCAAGGTCAGATAGGACTTAGCAGTCAAGACATGTTTAATATTGCTAAGAATACATACGAAAACATAAACACACCCGGCACTCTTAGTGCACAACGAGCTGGTGAAATAGGAAGACTTGTAGGTGACAAAGGTGTTACAGCAGGCTCACTTATCAAAGGATTAATACCCGGTAGAATCGGTGGCTCTGGAAGTGGTAACCAAAGTCCAAGTGCATTGCAGATTAGACAAGGGGGAGCAGGTTTCACACCTGTACAACAGCAACCTATAGAACAACCACTCATACCATTACTACCAACTGGACAACCACAAAGTGGTCAAGATCCTACGGCGTTAGCAGATATAGCACAGCAAGCGTACACAAGTGCTTTAGGTTCTTACGGAATAGATCCCGGCTTCTTCGCTCGGATCAGACCAAGACGATTTAACACACGACCTAATTCATTTAGGAGATCATTCATAAGAAATTATTTTTAAACAATGACAGCAAAATCTAGGTATGATAATTTATCCAGTGATCGTTCCCAGTTTTTGACCGAAGCAGAAGACGCAACTAAACTTACATTACCATACCTTATCCGTGGTCACGAAGAGTACCAGAAAGGTATGAAACAACTGAAGACACCTTGGCAGTCAGTGGGAGCTAAAGGGGTGGTAGCATTAGCATCAAAGCTATCGCTATCACTCGTGCCTCCACAGACTAGCTTCTTTAAGCTACAGCTAGATGAGTCTCAGTTAGGTCAACAGTTTGGTCCGGAAGTAAAATCAGAACTTGACTTATCCTTTGCAAAGATAGAGCGTACAATCCTTGACGCTATCGCTGCATCAGATGATCGTGTA